TCTGAGAAAGGCTCAGCGAATTGGTGGGCTCGGCAGCTTTGGAGCTGCGAAGGCAAAAGGTCAGTAAGCGACAAACCTTTTTTTGGAAAAATAGAACTGCCTTAATATCTTTGCGCTGTTTCATAGAATTTAAGTTTAGGCTTAGTAAATGACTGCAAGCGACGGCAGTCATTTTTTTTTTTATATCTTTGCAACTCTATGATGATGTAGTGTGTGCCGACTTGCTGGCACGAAGTAGGCCAAGCCCGAAGCCTTTGCAATTCGCGGTTAACTCCAAACTACATTTCAATCATGTCTATATCTCGCATTCTATCGGAGTGTCCTAATGTGCAAATGTCACTTAGCGAACTCTTCATCGAAGTTGGTCAGCGTGAGCAACTTCCTTTTCTTGAGTTCTTACTTTCACCTGAGAACTCAAAACTTATCCGCACTGAAGTTTCTCCAGGCGGTGGAAAATTAAAAACCGTTCAAGCACGTTGGATTCAGCGTTTACCTGAGACTGAAGTTGAAGAGGGTGGTGACATCCTTACTTGTACTTCAACCAACACTTATGGTGACAGCACTACAACTTACACAGTTGAAACGACTGACACCTACACTGCATCACAGCTTATCAATGCTGCTGATATCGCTCGTCATTGCCAGGAGAACTCTCGCTATGTGCTTGAGTCAGTTATGCGCTTGATGGACGTTATCGACCGCAAGGTTGCTTCTGCTGCTGCTGTTCAAGCTGTTGCTGACATCGGAAAGTGGGGAACTGATGTAGAAGGTTTCTACACTGTAACTGGTGACTGCTTAGAGATTGCTACAATGAACGGCACAACTGAGCCGAATCCATTTGCAATCGCTGACATCCAGCAAGCAACTCGCATGGCAAACTATCCTGGTGCACCAGTTGCATTCGGTGGCGCAGCAATGCAGCGTTATGCTAACGCGATGGCAGCAGGCTGCTGCTCTCAGTACGGCTTAGACCTTCTTGCTATCACTCAGCAGAACGGTTTCGGCTTCGCTTACGATTCTCGCTTGGCTGCTGCTCAGGGAGACCAAAACAGCGCGTTGGTGACAACTGCCGGAGCAATCCAGTGGTTATCTTTCAACCTTGCTGATTGGAACACTGGCATCACTCCTGTGGCTGGAAGCAACTACTCTAAGACTTTGGTGTTCACACCGGCTGGAGTTCCTTGCGACTTAACCATGAAGGATGATTGCGGTAATTTGTCAATCGTGTTGACTACAACTGGAAAGATTGTAACTCTTCCGACTGACATTTACGAATCAGCAGACAAGTTCGCTGGTGTTAACTATGTGAACTGCGTTTCTATCGTTAATGTCCCGTAATCGGGTCTGTAAATTTACTCTCGCAAGCCGATGAGGATTTATTGACCCAAAGTGGGATCGACAATTTAATGACCCAATAAAGGGAGGGCTTCGTGCCCTCCTTTTTTTTATCTTTGTAAAAACTAAAGAGATGTGCATTGAATCACTACTCGGATTGAGAGGCTGCGAATCACCAGAGCCATCGACAGGGCTCTATATTGATGACCTCGGAATCAACCAGACATTCTTAGGGCAACTTATCACGGACCAATATCTCAACGGCGTTGAGCTGTTTGAAGATAAACGTGCTTTTGCTTGGCGCAAGATATCATCCGATGTGCTGACTAAGCTCAGCCCGATGATGAAGAGCGACACTGTGATTGAGAACAAGCGAGTTGGACAAGTAGTGTCCAATTATGCCAATGTGCAGACCGCCCTTGGTGCTGGCAATTATGGTGGCATCCGATTGAAGATTGACCCTAATACGGTTTCATACCTCAACTTCTACCTTGCAGATATTAACCTGGCAATTGCTTCAGCGAATACCAACGTGCCGGTGCTTATCTTCGACATGACCACAGGCAAGTTGCTTGAGACGATCACTTATGCAGAGGGTGCGCTTGACCAGTTCATCGGCAAGACCTTCACCTCAGCAAAGCGCAAGCTTGACATTGCAATCGTGTACGAGTCGGATATCAATACTGTGAAGTTCACGCCAAAGAAGGGCACATGCACTTCTTGCGGAGGCGGTGCAAGAGAATCTCACATTTGCCCTTTCGTGGATGCGATCGGGATTGAACTTACTACCGATGGCACGAACGTGCTGACCAGTAGCAACTCGAAATACACCACAGGCATGAGCCTGACATATAGCATCAACTGCGACCGCCAAGGATGGATGTGCTCAATCGGTGGGCTGATGGCCTTACCGCTTGCATACGCTACCGCTGTTGAGGTTTACAACTATGCACTAACCATAAGCCCGAATCAAAGGGTGAATACTTCTGTAATTGTGAACAGGGGCCAGAACAAGCCCGAACTCATGGACGGACTAATGGCAGCCCGTGACATCGCAGCAACAAGATACAATGAAGAGCTTGGTGCCATGTTGCAGAACATGCGCCTGCCTGATGACACGCATTGCTGGGATTGCAGAAAGAACATGAAATATGTGACAGCCCTGCCGTAACATGCCAACGCCTGCGCAGATACAGAAGAATCTTGATGCACTTTATGAGGGCTTTCTAAATGACTTTGAGCCTTTGTATGATGCAGTTGCAGAACTAAAAAGACTAATGTTCAAACGTATCTTTGGAACAGGCAATGCAGGAGGAACCAACTCAGCAGGGGCTAAATTGCCAACTAAACCATACAGCACAACGCCTATTTACATCAGCCCTCGCAGCCTTGCAAATGCTCCAGCAAGCTTCAAAATTGGCAAACGTGGCGAACCCATTAAATCGCTTTACTTTCCTGATGGCTATGCTCAATTAAAAAGAGAAACATCAAGGAAGTTGCCGCTTGAATTAACTGGAAGGCTCAAAGGTGGCTTTCAAGATTCTGCTATTCTTGCCGAAGGTTTATCTTCTGGCATATTAATTCCAGAATCTGAAGCCGGAAAGGTCGAAGGACTCGAAGCCAAGTACGGTATTATATTTCAACCAACAGCCGAAGAGCAGGCTGAATTACTCGAAGATCATGCTCAGCTTTTAGTTGAGCAAATAATTAAAGCAATCGCAAAAGGATGAACATACTCTCTACCATACTTGACAGACTTAACCAACGCATTGAAGTTGGCAATATCTTCGATCAGATATACGGACTCAGCGAACTTGTAGGCGAAGGCAATGACAAAGCTTGGGCTTTCTACATCGGCAACGGCCAAGCGATTCCTGTGACAAATTACGATGCGAAGCAGGGCACATTGTTCTGGGCCAAGCGTGGCAAGATAACAGTAAGCAAGAATGATTCGCTCAGGCTTGCCGGCTGCAAGTCGATATACGAGACTAAGTTCAGCATGACAGCCTATGCGATGGTGCGCAAATCGCACCTTCCTTGCGATTCTGCTGATGCGCAGGATTGGGTAGCATCTCGCGTGCTGCGACTCATTAGCGGCACAGACCCACAATTCAAGACGGCCATTGGAGTGATTGCTTACGAAGTTGTTCCAAGTGGGTACGCAACGGAAGCGAGGTATTTGCCAGTGAATTACGAATGGGCTGCTGTTGCAATCGATGTGGATGTAAACATCAGCACCTCATCTGAGGACGGCTGCTATGACACATGCGCGACTGGTGACATTCCGCTTCCTGACTTTGAGCCTTGTGAGCCTTGCCTCACATCGGTTGCTGTGGATGGGGTGACCATAACAGGGAACGGAACGCCAGCCGATCCGTTGGTTGCAATTGGTGGAGGCGGTGGCACGCCATTGCGCACGCAGGAAGAAGGCACCAACGTAAGCACCAACACCACAACATTGAACTTCACCGGTGCAGGCGTGACTGCTTCGCTAACTTCACCCGGAGTTGTTGAGGTGAATGTGCCTGGTGGTGGTGGAGGTGGTACACTTGTGGCCTTGCCATTTAGCACAGACCATTTAACCGCAACAGGCAACGCTTATGCGATTAATGATGTGGTGTATTATTCAGGCAATGTTTACCGATGCATCGCAAGCAACGACTCGATACTTCCAACGAATGCAACTTATTGGACTAACCTCGGTGCAGGCTTTCCGCTTGTTGAACAGCCCTCAAATTGGAACGCAACGAGCGGCAATAATCAAATATTAAATAAGCCAACAATACCTGCGACAATTGTTGAAGACGTAACGGCAACAGCACCGCTAAGTTCAAGCGGCGGCGCAACTCCCGATATAAGTATCACGCAAGCGGATAGCACAACGGACGGCTACCTCAGCAGCGCAGATTGGAGCACATTCGATGGCAAGCAAGATACGCTCATTGCTGGCACTGGCATAAGCATCACAGGAACCACCATCGACAATACCGCACCTGACCAAATCGTAAGCATCACAGGAGGCACGGATATAACCGTAAGCGGTACGTATCCGAGCTTCACAATAGATAGCACCGCAACGGGCGGTATGCAAGGCGGTCAGGCAACGGGGACGGACACCTACACCGTAAGCATTGCAGGCGTTACCGCATACAACCTTAATGATGCATACGCGATAGGATTCACCAACGCGAATACAGGCGCATCCACTATAAACATCAACGGGCTTGGTGCGGTTAACATCGCAAAGAATAACACCGTGCCGATTATCGGAGGCGACATTGCAGCAAACCAGCAATTCGTTGCAATATATGACGGCACGAACTTCCAAATTTTGGGAGTTGCTCCGAATCAAATGTTTGCATACATCACAAATGCGGACAGCGTAACGATTAACAGAGGGCAGCCCGTGTACGCCTTTGGTGCAACAGGCGACCGCATGACGGTAAAGCTCGCAGATAATACCACAGAGGCGACAAGCGCGAAAACGGTGGGGCTTGTGTTTAGCAGTTCGATTGCACCAAATCAGAAAGGGTATATCATCACTCAGGGCGTTGTCGATGGCATCAATACGGGAATGTTTACCGCAGGCGATACGCTGTATGTAGGCAATAGCCCCGGCGCATTGACAAACACGCTACCATTAGCCCCGAATCACTTGACACGTATCGGAATTGTTGAGCGTGCAAATGCAGGCAACGGGCAAATTTACGTCCTTGTGCAAAACGGCTTTCAACTCGATGAGCTTTCAGATGTTGACATTACCACAGTAACGCCCGTAAATAATGACTTTTTGGTTTACACTACGGGAGTAAATAACCTTTGGAAAAATAGAAGTTTGGGCAATGTTTTAGGCGGTACGACCTCGCAGTATGTTCGAGGCGACGGCAGCCTTGCAACCTTCCCGACTGGTATTCCAGTTATTTACAAAAGTACAACAGATGGCAGCGCATCGAGTGGTACGCTAAACACATTAAGTTCAAGTCAATTAGTACCTGCAAACACCTTTGCAACTGGCGATGTGATTAGGGTTACAACACGTGCAAGGAAGGTCGGCGCAGCAGGAAACTTGACACTAAGAATTTACGCCAACACAGCAAACTCGTTAACTGGTGCAACGCTCTTAGGGACATTCGCCTCCGTTGGCTTAATGATTCCTATACAACGGCATTTAGCAATTAAGAGCGCAACGAATACCGAAACGCATTCGGCTACAACCTCGCTTGTATCAGACATTAGTCCTACAACAGTTGCAGTAACATCAAGCAATATAGATTGGACGCAGGGGCAGTATATTATTTTCGCGGTTCAGAATGGTTCAAGTTTGGACTCATCTTTAATCTCTTACTACACAATCGAAAAAATATGAAAAACGTAAACATCACATCCACAAACATCGAATTCACCTCAACAGGGATACCGTGGCTTAGACTAACCGAACCGCGTTGGGAGGAAGTTGATGAAACTTCATTTCATGTATCGACCGATCAGGGCGTGTATTTAATCTCGATTACTGAGCATAAGATTAATGCGCAAGTATTTAAGACTTCGGACGATGCGATTTCGTATCTGAATAATTTGTAAATTAGTGGGCAAATTTTACAACTATGGCAGGCGTTAAAGTAACCGATTTAACCACGTTAGGCACGGCAGATGCTACGGATATTCTTTACATCGTAGATACAACCGCGAACCAATCGAAGCAAATACAAGTGCAGAACATCTACGACGGTTTGCCACAGTTTAGTAGTGGAAACTACACGCCAACGATAAGCGGAGCAAATGACTGCGTTCCAAGTGTATTGCGCGCATTGTATAGCCGCGTGAATAACATCGTAACGATGAGCCTTTATCTTGATATAGACTTAGACCCAGCACAAACATTTGGCAGCTTCAACATAAGCCCACCAGTTAGTTCAGATTTTGCACTTGCTCGTGATGCCTTCGGTGTTATAACGCCAATTCAAAATGATTATTCTGAATTAATTAATGCTTTTGTTTCCGCTGATACTGCCTCAAATCAAATTAGCATTGGCGTTACTGTTTCAGCCCCGGATGCTCAAATAACAGTAGTTGCCAACATTCAGTATATCATCCTCTAAATGCGCTCAACCTCGCTTCTCGGTCTGAATCTGATTAAGAAGTACGAGGGCTTGCGCTTGAGTTCCTACCTTTGCCCTGCTGGCGTTCCGACAATTGGCTACGGCAGCACGCGCCATCCGAACGGCAAGAAAGTCCTGCTGGGTGAGAAACTCAATAACGAAAAGGAAGCAACGCAGCTTTTGCTCGCTACGCTTTCGCCATATGAGGATGCTGTAAACAAGCACCTACCTAACCTCAACCAATGCCAGTTCGATGCGCTTGTGGCCTTCAGCTACAACGTGGGGACTGGTGCGTTGGTGAAATCTACGCTGCTCAAAAAGGCCAAAGCAAACGCAGCAGACCCGTCAATCTTGGATGAATTCCTGAAGTGGAACAAAGCAGGCGGCAAGGTGCTTACAGGGCTAACCAATCGCAGGCGAGAAGAAGCAAATCTGTACTTCTCACTTTGTAACTTCTGAGCCACTATTGCCCCAACACGGGCCACCTCTTTGCGTAAACTTATGCATGAGGAAAAGGGCTACCAAACCGAGGCGAGTTGTTGATGTCGTTGTCAAGCACTGGCGTGGCACAATCGGCTCGCTGATGATTCTGGTATCCATATTTTTACTAATCTTCAAAGTGATAACAGCCGAGACATTAACCGCCATCATTGCAGCATTAATCGCTGCCGGGTATATTCCAAAAGCTAAAAGCGATGCAGCAGATTCGTAGAGATACCATAAAGATTGCAAGGCACAACAAGCTCAACATCGACACCATGAGCTGGGAGGCAGCCAATGCAGACACAAGCTTCGCCCAGGCTAACCGCGAAAGCTTCGAGGCCGTCATGGCACAGCCTCGCAAGGAGAAAGTTCTCACCGCATTCGACACTATTCAGCCCTGCGATGTATCTTTGTTAGCCGCTCCCACGTACTACACGGTCAAAAGTCAGCCTGTAAGGAATAAGCAAGAATTGGAAACGCCTATGGATTACGACATACTATTTAATGGCATTGTGTTCAGCTTCACCCTGTGGATGTCGGCAAAGTATCTTATGGGATGCGGTGCTGCCTGGTCAAATCTTTTGCAGGACTTACGTAAAGAATTGGCCTAAAAGTTCAATCCTTGCCTTATCTTTGCGATATGGCAAGCCTGCACATCCTTGAGTCATCAATTGACCTCTTCTATGTGATCACCGATAAGGATGGCAATATCGTCACCTCGAATGATTTGTTCAAGGAGTACAGCAGCCACATAAAGCCTACCAACATTCTCGACATTGCGGCCAATGATTCGGACCGCGATGAGCTGCTTCAGGCAATAAGGAAGTCGCAGAAGAAAACACCGGATCCTATTCGGACCTATGCCAAGACAAAGCAGAAGATGGCCTCTGAGAGGTACAACATGTGGAATGTTTATTCCATTGTGGACATGCTGCACTTCATAGGCATCCAACTTGTCGATGTGACTTCCATCAGCAACCATGAGCATGAACGCCAGAAGATACTTCTGGAAGAGTTCCGCTTTATGCTATCGCACGAACTACGCCAGCCATTGACTTCAATCGGAGGCTTGGTGAAGATGATGATTGAGCACAACAATGCAACAGATCAGGAGCGCGATGATGTGATGAAGATGCTTGCCAGTAGCGTTGACAAGCTTGATGATGTGATTCGGCTATTAGTTAAGAAAGCAACCAGGCAAATATGAACCTACCGGCTACCGACTGCGAATGCGATGAGAGACTTGTGAAGGTGCTGGCAGTTTACATAGCCGAGAAAGCCATGCCGCTGAAGGTGGCAGCGGATATATTGCTCAATGAATTGCGAGATAAAAGCACCTACATCAAACGTCTTAACGAACTAATCCTATGCAGCAAAGCAACATCAGCACACTGAGCCTTTTGGCAATCTGCTTATTCATTTTGCTTCTGCTATTGCGCACATGTGGTGCATTGCGTGAATCCGAAAGCAATGCCATGTATCTCGATTCATTGAATTCTGAGTACACTGTGCGCATTGCAAGTGACAGTTCCAAGATTTACAGCCAAGCCATACAGCTTGCAGCGGCTGGCACCAAGCTTCGAACATTGGAACTGCGCGAGCCTGAGGTGGTGGTGCGGTATCAGACTAAGACGGTGGTGAAGACCGAGCTTCAACTGGGCGAAACGGTGTACATCGACAGCTTTCCGCATTTGCGCCTGCCTCGCACCTTCCATCGGCCCGGCAAGTGGCTTGAGATAGGTGGGCAGATAAGCCGCGCAGGAAGGCTGCAAATCGATTCTATTATCATTCCGGTAAGTTATACCGTTGCAATTGGAGATACGCTGCGTAAGGGGCTCTTATGGCGCAAGCGTGAGAAGGTTGTTCGCCTTGGTATCGACAACCCATATGTGAGCGTCACAGGAATGCACAACGTGATCGTGGCAGACAAGCCGAAAAAGTGGTACGAGACACGGGCCTTCGTCTTTGCGCTCGGAGGAGTCGCAGGTTTTGCGATTTGTCGCGCAAATTAATTGTGCTGATTTGCAGCGAGTTGCATAAATTTATGCTGGTGGTTTGCTTTTTGTTTTGCTAATTCAAAAGATAGGTGTACATTTGCTGCATACTAAAACACACAGCAATATGATCACACCAGAACTCTCAACAGCAACAACCTTCAAGAATTGGAAGGGCACTGAATTCTTTCATTACAATCACTTAACCGGCACGATGGTGATGGTTGTCAATGACGGCTGCATCAAAGGTCTCTACACTCGATGCGACTCTCAAGCCGCTAACTTAGCACGCCAATATCATCGCAGCATGGAGCATGGCGTTGCACCTGAGAAGCGTCTTTGGGACCCTTGCAAGATGGATGAATTTCACAATCAGTTTGCACTCGTTACCGAGTATCTTCACGAACAATCAACTCAAGCACTTTTAACCACA